ACAACAAATGCAACCACAACAAATGCAACCACAACAAATGCAACCACAACAAATGCAACCGCAACAAATGCAACCACAGCAACCACAGCAACAAATGCAACAAATGCAACCACAGCAACAAATGCAACAAATGCAACAAATGCAACCACAGCAACCACAGCAACCACAGCAACCGCAACAACCACAGCAACCACAACAACCAAGTGTCCAAAAGACACAATCAAAGAAACAAGTAGATAGTGATAGTAGTGAAACAAGTACTGAATCGATTGATGATTCTAATATCTTTGATGATGATAATGATTCTAATATCTTATCTCATAATTTAACCAATGAAGAAATAGATGCAATTAATAACCAATTAGATATTATTAGCGATGAAAAGTAAACAAATGATTTTAACAAATGATTTTAACAAATGATTTTAACAAATGATTTATATATAAAAAAAAAATAATAATATTTATTAATGGAGAATTCATCTCAATTTATAAATGCTACATTGGTTGTAAAAAAATTAAAATCAACCCCTAACAATGAACAATTGTGTAGTTTGTATGGTTTATATAAACAAGCTACTATTGGTAATAATACAACAACTAAACCATCAATGTTTGATTTAAAAGCAAATAGTAAATGGAATGCTTGGATGAGTTACAAAGATCTATCGACATATGATGCAGAAGTGAAATATATAACATTAGTAAATCAATTAATTAAAAGTAATAATTAAAAAGTAATAATATTAATTAAAAGTAATAATTAAAAAGTAATAATTAAAAAGTAATAATTAAAAAGTAATAATTAAAAAGTATTGGTATGCCCATTACAGAGCGTGTAAATTATGATTTTGTTAAGGCGATACCTCAACTCGTAGTAACTTTCGATGTAGTAACCATTATATATATAACTTTTAATTTTTTATTATAAAAACTTATAAGTTATATATAATAAAAAACTATAGTTTTTATTCTATATTATTATATAATGGGTCAATCTAGAAATTACGGTCCTTTAGCGATTCAAACAGGTCATGAAATATATAATCGAATACCTTTAGTTAAATTTTTTACTTCATTACAAAATGCATACTCGTATAAAAAAAACCTTGAAAAATTTACAGAAACTAAAACTAAAAAAGAAAAGTATGTAAATGAGAATATTCCCGTTCAAGTTGTAATAATGGGAGATATTGTAGAATCAATATTTCGTATTTTTTTTATGGTAATTGGTATATTTGTAAGTATTGTATTATTTAAAGAAGATAATGTTTCAATGGCATTAGGTATAATTGGTAGTATATTACTTCCATCTACCACATTAGCTATTATATGTTTACAAATAACTCTAGGTAATATTATGTGTAAAGTAAAGTAAAAATATAAAAATATTAACTCTTAATTTTGCATTTTGGATCCATATTAAATGTTTTTCTAGAACTAGATTTTGGAACAATATTAATAATACATTTTCCTTTTACACCATATAATGATTTTGTACAACCTAATTCTTTAGATTGTTTGATTTCTTTTTCATTTAAACACCTTGAGCGAAAGTGTTCATATCTATCTCTAACATCTTCATATGTTAAATTTGATAATTTACCTAATAACTTATTTATAGTTTCGTGTAATAAATATACCCATCTAGATAAAGTTTCTCTCGATTTAAATACTTTTTTATTTAATGGCATAATTTTTAAATTAGCTTTTAAATTATCTCTACAATACCTACAAGGCAAAATATCTTTTAAACTAATAAAAAAATTATAGTAATTTATTTTATCTTCTTTTGTTGGATTAATCGGATAATTAAAACTAATAGTATGAAGTGTATGCCATAATGGTGGTCCCCAAATTGAGGTCATCATACCGTCGGGAGAATTATAATCTTCTATCTTAAATATATTTTTATTCATTTAAGATAAGTTAGAAATTAATTTTATTATCTATATATATTATTTATAGATTGTGATACTAATATACAAGAAGAGGGGGTACTAGAATTAACATCAGCTATTTTATTTATTCCATATTCTTCAATTGTTGTAAAACGATACACTTTTAATAGTAGATCTAATACTCTTTTACTATGAGCTAATCCTATATGAATTATAGTATTCTGTGAATTATTATAAGTTAAAACTACTATATACCATTCCATTATCATACTAATAATATTATTAATACGTTCCAAGCAATCAACATTTTTTTTTATAATATCTTCAATACTACTATTCATAATAGATTTATAGGTAGCTAGATAGTCATCAAATATTTTTTTTAATTGTTGTAAATGATATTCTGGTGATATATAGGATTCATTACTATTATTTATAGATTGAACTTGTTTCATATTAATAATATTATTTTGTACCATTATATCATTTGAATCTAAAGTATTTCTAAAAAAATCTTCTAATAATTTACTATAAGAGGCTAATGTTGTTTTACCTAAATCATTTGTAGTTTTGGCTAATTCCCAAGAAAATGGAATTAGTTGTGGCCTTATATCGACTGGTATAATTTTATTACTATCATGATTTAATTTCTTTAATTCTTGTGTATGCTTGGATCCAGGCCACAAATCTGTTAATTTATAATCTCCTTTTACTTCTTCTAATAATATAGTATATTTATTACTAGATTCATTTAACCATTGTGCTATCATTTTTGAATTTTGTTTACAGTATTCAACTCCATCGTGTATATCTGCTAATAATAAAACGTGAATATTATTATTTTTTAAAAATGTATATCCTACGGAACCCGATAAATAAAATGACATTTTATTAATATTATATTACTTGATATAATATTAATAAAATAATAAAATAATAAATTAATTTAATATTATGTCATCTGTTTTTTCATTTACAATACCCATTTCCATCCTATCATCAATTGAATTAATTTTATCATATCTAATTTCATTTAATTCAATTACTTTATAGTAGCCAATAAATATAGATGATAACACGGTAACAATATTATTTATTAACATTAAAAAACTTTCAACTTCAATTGCATATGCTACCCATATTATATTTCCTACAATCCTCAATGATAAGAACCAGGTACTGAAATCTTTAGTTGATTTTGTTTTATAAGTCTTTACAATCTGTGGAATATTATAGACAAGATTAATAATATTTGCAATTATTAAAAAAATATTCATTGTAGTGGATACATTGAGATCCAAAATAGTTAAATGCATTTAATATATATAAAATAATTAAAATAAATAGATTGGATGTTCAACTTTTCTAATTTAATCTTCTTCGCTTGAGCTTTCATCACTTGAGTCTGAGTCATCCTCTTCATCACTTGAGTCTGAGTCATCCTCTTCATCACTTGAGTCTGAGTCATCCTCTTCATCTTGCAATCTATTTTCTTTATTTGAATTAACTTCTAGTACTGCTTCTTTTACCGTAGTAGCATCAATAGTAGGATTAATATATTCATTTATAGAATCCATTACTGGTGAACTAACGTGGTATATCCACCAGATTCTAGTTAATAGTTTAGATAAAAGCCGAGATATAGTCAATTCTTTAGTGTAGAAAAAATAATGTTGGATTATAATTATTTTTTCACCAAAATCAAAAAGTCTCTGACGCAATTTACTTTTTTCTTTTGTATTTTTAGTATCAATTATCTTATTATGTTGTATTGTATCATATACCATTGAATCAACTTTATCTGGTATTTCTAATCCCAGCTCATTAAAGTGATGGAATAAATTATATTTTTTACTACATTCAGCGAGTGATAATACGTGATTGTCATCATCCGCTTCTTTAATATCAATAAATTGTAATAAAAATTTTGCAAATTCGACTTGTGTATTTTCATTAGATGGATTACAACTTGTAAATATTTTTCTTATAAAACTTAAAAGGAATGGTAGGCGGATACAATCTTCACTATGCCGCAGCCTCCAAACCATATGTAGAAAATTATCATTTGAGCACATAAAATCACTCCAGGCACCACCAACTGATAAATTTTCTTCAATACCACTATAAAATTCATCTGCATCTTCATCTGTAATTTGGTCTAATAAAAAATTCTTAGTAATATTTTTCCATCTAGGATCACCACCAGATAATTTTTCAGCAAAAATAGAACCATAAAACATTGTATCACCACCTTTTATATTCTGTATAGTACTAGTAGATATTTTTACTGCATCATTCCAAGACCATCCAAGAAATATAGTGTTACCCTTTTTATCCATTCCTCGCCGTCCTGCACGTCCAGACATCTGATGGTACAGTGTTTCATTAATCTTATCTTTAGTGACAACCACAGAACGAGCTGGCCACGATATACCGACTGTTAAAGAGTCGTCACTAACTACTATTGCTAACTTACCATTAGATGCATAATTTTGAACAATATTAAGATATGCATCGGGTAGACCTTTCACATATACGCCAATGCCTCTCCAAAGTAAATCGATAATATAGTGATAGGACGATCCATTTTGTGGAAAATATTTTTTTAATTCTTTATTCCATTGGTCAACAGTATGTTGTGAGAAAAATTGGGTTTTATTAAATATAAAATCTTTATGTGGTTCATTGAATGATACATTAGATTGCATATCATTATCAAATGCTCCAGTTAAAAATAATTTTTGTAATTGTTTACCACCCATACCATCTACTTTTAATTTTTCCATCTTATCTTTAGTTTGTTCTACCAGTTTTTGTTCCTTTAATCTTTCTTTCATTATATTAGGATGTGCAATATCTTCATTTCGATGAATCATTTGACTAAGTTGTTTTACATAATTTAAACATTCGTGTGAATCAGTATGGAAAATAATAGCAGGTAATTCATCAATGTTCTTTAAATGCATCGATATATCATATATAGAAATATTATCAACCTCTACATCTTCATTTTTATACGATGCTAATATTTTATTAATTTGTGTTTTACAGGTTTGATAATTTGTAACCATCCAATTTAATAATAACATAAAGTATTCATAAGCTTCATCTAATGTAATAACTTGTGTTTTAGTAAAATGAATATATGGTGATAAATTACCAATCTTACATTTTGCATCTATTAAGCTAGTAGCGAGTACCCAGATATCAGGAGGTGTTGCATTTAATGTTTTCTTTAAAATATAACCTGTTTCAAAGTCCTTGGGATCAATAGATGCCAAGGGATGTATTCGAACCAATCCAACAACCCCGTTTTTCTTTACAGCAACAGATCGCTGAAGTTCAATAAATCTTTTATCACATTTAATTGTATCAAAATTTGAATGACCAATTTTTAATAACCAATCTCTAATATATTCAACATTCCCAATCGTAGCAGATAATAAGAGAGTTGGTACATTGTTATATACTTTTAAAAGCAATTCAATTTCTTTACTATTACTACTAATCATATGGAATTCATCTACTATAACCCAATCAAATTTTATTTTTAATAGTGGTAGAATATCATTTAAATATTGAGGAGTACCTACTACTATTCCACATCGTTCGATTGTTTTAATTAATTCTTCACGAGCACTTTCAGTTTGATATGTTTTAGTTACTATAGGAACATCTTTTCCAGTAATTTTTCCAATAATCGCACTTGTTTGCCAACAAAGAGGTGCAGTGGGTACACATACTAGCACTCTTACATTCTCTTCATTGAAGATTGACATACTTACAACTGATTTTCCACCCGATGTAGAAACTTCAACAATAGTACTTTTTTTAGCATCAACATTATCTAATAATTTCTTTTGCCAATCAGCTAATTTTCTAAAACTAAGATTATTAAGTGGGGGCATATTACCGTGATATTTATTAAATTGTAACATTATAGTATCTACTTTTTTAACAGCGTTATCAATTTGTTTGAATGTTTTCATATACTCTGTTCTGATAGATTCTGGTATAGTAAATTCATTAATCTTTCGACTCGTATAATATACATCGATGTATTTATCCATATCAGGTTTATCTAAAGATAATTGGTATTCGGCAACTTTAATACATTTAATTAGACGTCCAATATCAGATGTAACATTTGCGCCTAACCCTTGTTTCTTTATTTTCAGACAATCTTCTTCATATTCCTTCGTTATTTGTTCACGATATATAGAAAGATGAAGTTTTTCTTTACTATTTAGTTTTTTACCACTTGTCTCTTTAATAATTAATTGATCGATAAAACTAATACTTTCAACTCGCATATCTTGAATTTTACGATGATCGCAATTTCCAGTACCAAATTGTGTTTTTAGCTTTTGAGCTTGATATGGATCTTGATCCCGACCTCGTCTGAAAAATGATGCGGCCCAATCTTTATCCTTTACCACAGATTTAAATTTTGAATTGTTATGTTTACGTTTGACATTTATAGACATTGTTAACGATATTATATTAGATATAGTCTAAATATATAAAAAATTTTCAATTTTTTTAAATTGTATGATATTTTTTGAATTTTATGATATTTTTTGAATTGTATGATATTTATACTATCAATACTATTAAAAAAAAGTTTAATTTACCATCGGGTTTCTTAAAGGTATAAATATATGATTTATCGGTTAATCCTAGTAATTTCTTAAAATCATAATTAAATGGAACTCTTATTGAAATTACTTTAATTTTTTTTCTATCGATTAAGCTTTTTATTATATCGGCTATCGATATATCATCCAAGTACATATCCATTAATTCAAGTTTTTTATAATCTGGTCCACCCCAAGGTGGATCAAAAAATATTGCATCTTGTTCCAATACATTACCAACATCTAAATAATCCAAACAATGTACTTTTACTTTATTTTCCATTCCATATACTTTTATATTATTAGATAATATTTTACAATGAAATGGTATAATCTCAACTGAATTAACAAAATTAAAATAATTAGAAAATGCTAAGGTGGCTCCACCCATATTTGCCGTTGCATCGGTGATTGTTACTTTATTATCACTAGGTAAAAAACTTCTAATTATTTTAGCTAATTTATCTGCATCAAATGGATAAAAAATACTATAGCTACCTATATTAGATAATTGATAATCAGAATAATTTATACCTTTTTTAAATGGAAATATTTTTTTCCAAAAATATTCATTGTATTTTAATAAAGTTGGTTCTACTTCAGGTATGAATGGTTTTCTTATTTTTTCTATATTAGACGGTAATAATTTGTTATCGATAGAATTTCCATGAATGCTATTTCGATCAATATATCTAGTACCAATTATCATATTATTATTATTATTTTTCATTATATTATAATTTATATTAAAATAATAGTTATAATGTTACAAGATATCTAATGATAAGATTAATATTACCATTGAAATGATGTATTGTAGATTTTAATACCAATATATTAGAAAATATTGGTAGATTATTAATAAATTCTAATTTTGATAATGCTTCCAACGTATCAATATATTTAAATTGCGATTCATCTTCTAATATTTTAATTTCACTTGAAATATTACCATTCGATAGATAACTATTAACTTGGTCTAATAATTCTGGTCTTTTTAAACATATTCTTAATAAAGTTACAAAATCATTATCTTCAAATTGCTTGAATGAATTTGTATAATCTTCATTTGTATCTATCTCTATATTTTCATCTGTCTCTACATTTTCATCTGAACTAAGAATATCATTCTTTTCTCCATCGGATTCTATATTAATTTCTTCTTCAATTATACTTATATTACTAATATTTTTAAAAAGTTTTATTTTGAGTTCTTCTTTTACTATTTGATCCATTGTAAATAAATATAATTTACAACATTCATTACTATCTGGCATCAATTTATTTACTTTATCTATATAATTTCCATGTCCTATAAACTTTATTTTATTAATAAGATCTTGTGATAAATTCTTTGAAATTAGATGTTGTTCTACATCTAATAAAGTATAATTATTACAATCATTTATAGTATATTCATGTTTACTTCCAACTAATATTAATACTACTTTCATATTATTCTATAAATTAAATTGTTCTTAAAAGTATTTCTATCAATTTTTATTTTGTGGGTTTAAAAGTAATGCAATGCATTACTTTTAAATTCTGCAA